GCTTGACCCACATTGGTGAACAGGCATTGCACCTCAAAATCGGTCACCTCGGCCACTCCTTGAACATCCGTCAGGAAATTCTTTATGGTCTTGAGAGTAGCGAGCTCCTTGCTCGAGCTACCGACGTAACCAGGCCCGATGTAAATGTTGTGGCGGAAAGTTATGAGCAGCTCCCCGAAATCGCTTTTGCTCAGTTGCCATGCGTTTGTGCCCTGTTGCCTCATCAGTTGTTGTACTGCAGCTTTGATTGCTAATGGCGGAGCGCCATTATTGTTGTTTGTGTTAGCCATTGCGTCTCTGAGTTGAGTTGCTCAGAGGTTAAAGCCCTCAGAGCGCTCACGTGGCGGCTAAGTTGTTGGATACTAGTGTGCGAACGGCCGCATCAGGCATGTACAATTTACCATTCGCAGCGCCTTTAACTATCTCATGCGTCCATGGGCTAGCTAAGGCGCGCAAGTATTTGACTATACCGTGTCGCTGCGAGCTGTCGTCCGTCTGCCTGATCCAACGTTTCTCGAGGTTCTCACCAAAATTGCTCTTGGCCATTGAGTACTCTTCCATAGCCGGCATGATATCACACTCGTCATCTAAAAGATGACCATAGTGTGCAATCAACGATTTGTTTCGCGCGAAATCGCGCCATAAAGCTGAATGACACTTGCTTTCCAACTCAGTGAGGTGATCTTGCAGATTGGGTAATCGGTAGGCCAGAGCGAACTCGTGAAAATACGATATGAGACTCAGGTGGGCCATACGGAGCTCCACTCGAGCCCGGTGTTTATACCAGAGCAAAATAGGGTCTTTGAAGATGCCTTCTTTAGTCAAACGCCATCCTACGAAATTCGGAGTGCTCTGTTCTTCCTCCTTGATCTGGATCGATATGACCTTGGCTATCTGTTCGAAACCCGGTCTCCGGGAGACCTCCGCAGGCCACAAACCATCATCACCGCAGAAACAACATGGCCACTTAAGACCAGTTGGTCCGCTCAGATCGAAAGCGGCGAGAGCGAGCATTATGCCGCACACTGTGTTTCCGAAGATCGTCTCGCTTTCCCCAGTGAAGCGCTGGACATCGTGTTCACCATATCTGGAGCGCAAGTTGTATTTCCATGATTTGAAACGCTCCAGAAGTTTCGGGGGAGCCCCCAGATGCTCATAGAGTAGAAAGAGGGCTTCCGCTATGACAGCGTTTTGGCCTTGGTCAAATGCCGTGTAGTCTATTGCCCGCCCTTTCTTGTGTCGCCAAAACTTCTTGGCCCAGTCATTGAGATCTTTGGGACTTTTGCCAATGTTCACCATCATCTCGGGAGGGAGGACATCCAGAAAACAGTCAGTCAACACCTGAATGAAAGGGTTAAACTCGTGGTATACTGAATCCGGCATGGTCATGAGGGTCTGTAAGACCTTCGCTTCTTTCCCCATAGTCTCCATTTTACATTTCATCTCCGATTTGTACGAGATGTCTATGAAGTTGAAGGGTTTGTTGGAATATCCGGCCCCGAAATCAGGCTGAGCTCTCTCCCTGGCGTTCATGACGATCCCGGCGGGTTTTGAATCGAACCTGTTTTGCTCATTCTTTAATGCCTTCGCATCGTAAGCGTCCCAGGTAAATTTCTTCTTCCCCAAGTTTGGGATGGCTTTGAGTAAGGTCTCGAAAAGAATCCGAGAAACGTCCTTGCCTCTAATGGCATCCGCCCTCTTCTTATTGATATCTGCAAAACGAAGCCTCTTTTTCCTGGCTCCTTTGGCGGCGACGTCATCGTTCTTGCTCATGAAGTGGATCCCCTCGAGGAGTCGTGCATCACCCACTGTTGGATCTTTCCGCGCCAAGCCGTTTTGAGGCAGCGATCCAGGAGAGCTGCGTGGAGGCAAGTTGAATATCTGCCCCGTCTTGAATTGTTCAGACGTCAGACCATTCGGCGCCTTCAACTCTCGCGTTTCTGGCAGTGGGTAGTCGCCTATTATCTCCTCCATCA